TCGTAGCGGACGACGTAGAGGTAGCTAATAACAGTGCTACTCAAGGAATGAGGGATAAGCTGGATGAACAAGTAAAAGAGTTCGACGCTATCGTTAAACCCTTAGACTCCTCTCGTATCATCTTTCTTGGTACCCCACAGTGTGAGGACTCTATCTATAACAAACTGCGAGAGAGGGGTTACAAGAGCCGTATATGGCCTTCAGAGTATCCAGACGAGTCGGAAGCCGCTAACAACTACGGAGGCGATCTAGCACCCCTTATAGCGGATAACATAGCTCCCAGCACAGTTGGTACCTCTACGGAACCCCTACGGTTCACTGATTTAGACTTAGAAGAACGTAAGATGTCGTACGGTCGTACCGGGTACGCTCTTCAGTTCATGTTGAACCCGAAGCTCTCGGACGCTGATAGATACCCACTAAAGATAAACGATCTGATCATATCGGATGTGGATGTAGACTTAGCTCCTGAAAAGATAGTGTGGTCAAGTGACCCGGATAACACAGATAGAGAACTACCTAATGTCGGATTGGCGGGGGATCGTTATCGTCGTCCCTCTTCCACTGTAGGAGATATGATACCGTATACAGGCTCTGTGTTATCTATTGACCCATCAGGACGGGGTAAGGACGAGACAGGGTACGCTGTGGTAAAGATGCTTAACGGACAGTTGTACGTACCTGATGCGGGCGGTATACGGGGCGGGTACGACGAGAAGACCCTGAAACAACTGGTAGCTATAGCAAAGGATAACAAAGTTAATATCGTTGTTATAGAGTCTAACTTTGGAGACGGTATGTTCATGGAGCTGATTAAACCGTTGTTTCGTACCACTTACCCGGTGACCATAGAAGAAGTACGACATAACAAACAAAAGGAACTACGTATCGTCGATGTAATGGAACCTGTACTTAACGCTCATCGTCTGGTTGTTGACCCTTCTGTTATAACAAATGATTACAGATCAGCTCTTAGCTATCCAATAGAACAACAAACCAGATATATGTTAATGTATCAGCTATCAAGGATAACAAGAGATAAAGGATCACTGGTACACGATGACCGTCTTGACGCTCTATCAATCGCTGTTGGTTATTGGACGCAGCAGATGGCTGCTAACGCTGACCAATCGATGGTTGATAGACAACAAGAACTACTACATCAGGAACTACAAGCTTTCACTGATAGCTTCTATAAGCGTAATAACAAAGCTAGAGCTGTCACTTGGATGTGAGTCGTGAGTCGCTAACGCTCCTCTTCGCTATTGCTCGCTTCGCTCATCAATAGCTCTTAATAACAAACCTTTCTATAGCTGTTATATAAGGTGATGACGTATTTAGTTTAAATACACCGACTATAGCTATACCTTGTAATACTAAAGTTAGAGTTTAGATTTACTAGGTCTACGTCTGTAGACACACCTATCCTTAAAAACCTATTTATAAATCGATATCATCAATCTGAACGTTTTAGAGGTTATTGCGAAAGAACGGAGTATGAGCAATAATAACAACTGATGTATTGATCAGGAGTAGCTGTAGCGTTTGTAATGTTTACCTTTGTTAAAAGGAGGAGCTACAAAATGTATCAGCTAATGTAACCTCTGTTGATGCTATTGCTTATTTGCTTATCTATATTACCTATTAAGAATACCTATCGGTATGAGACGTTTAAACGTCGTTTATAACGCCTATCTAAATCTCATTATTATACAATCTATCAGCCGAAGGGAACGTGTAAAGCATAAAAGTTAAAAGCGTAGTGTTTAAGCGGGGTACAGCTTGGTCGTCGATTTACCTATCATTTAATCTCGTTTATTGTTATACTTATACAGCGATGAATATCAACGATCAAACAGATACGTTCCAGTACGAACTAGCCAAGCTAGTGTATAGGTTCAAGAGCGAATACGACCTTAACGATTACACTATAGCCGGATGCTTAGACTTCTGTAAACTGTCTGTACTAACTGAGACAGATGATGTTATATTTAACCCTGATTTATCCGATGAAGAAGAAGACAACACCGAAGACGACGAAGCTTTCCCTCATTTCTAATCTACCAGTAATCAAGATCGTCTCTGAAGAGGAAGAGATGCACGTTAAGATGGAACTGGAGATGGAAGACGAAACACACGATATGCTTGTTAAATGGGGCAAAGAGGTAGCATCCGATGAGGATTACATCAATATCGCTATTACGGACGGCTTAAAGCATGGTATAACAAGCGATAAGTAGCACTTTGCTACAGCTGTCCGAAAGGTTTAGGTCGAAAAAATCTGAGACGTCGACGCTATATACGCGCGCAAGTTTTTTCCCCGTGTGTACCCGCAAGATTCTTATAGGGGAGGGGATGTTGTTTCGCATAATACATATTATGTCTAATTACAAGTGCTTGGTTATCAAAGACTTAGTGTTTTTACTGCAGTTTTTAGGGCAATCAAGATCAGCTTAACACGAGTAAAGCACATCAGTAAAGCTTGCCGGTTGTTATCGATCAAAAGCCGGTAATGATGTTCTCGCTTTTGCAAGTTGTTTGCATTAGTGTTTTTCTTTTTTTGCGTTCAAATTTCGATCATAAACGATCATCAAACGATCAAAAGCGATCATAAACGATCATTAATAATTCTGCTGATCTAGTCATAAGCAATCATTATAACATAAATTAGCAGACCTTATACGATTCGATTTGTTAAAATTTTATTTGCAAGCTTGCGTTGTATCGTTCAAGGGTGATTCCATGCTTTGCAATTCAGTAGAGCACAAAACCAAAATATATCATGTACTTATTAAAATCATTCAGTCCTTCAGACAAAAACCAAAAACTCTATACTTTCGAGGGTGATCTTTATAGAATAGACCAAAAGCCTTTTGGCAACCTGCCTGTAAGAAGAGATGTATCAAAACATTACAGAGAGATCGACAGCATCAATAAGCTAAAAGCTTGTTTGCGTGCTGGTCAGTATACTTCAGTTGGAATGTATACTTTATACTTCATTACAGAAGATGGGGCTTGTTTGTCCTTTGATTCTGTATTTGAGAACCTTGAGGAAATCTTTTATTCCATGCGAAACGACATGAAGGACGGTTGGGGCATTGTTGGAATGGCAAGCGTAGAGGAAACAGACGAAGAGATCTTCTGTGATCATTCAGGCAAACTTATTTCCTAACAAATCAAAACTACCAAAATATAATGAATATTAAAGACACTAAATACAACGGATGGACAAACTACGCAACTTGGCGTGTAAACTTAGAGCTATTTGATGGCGACAATGAAAAGTGGGCGAATAGCTCACCTGATGGAATGCGTGATTTTGCAGAGATACTGATAGAGCAAGGCACAGATGAGGGCGTAGGCAGAGACTATGCAATGGCTTTCCTTGATGAAGTGAACTGGCAGGAGATTGCAGAGCATTACGAAGAAGAAGAAGAACTTGCAACCGCTTAAAGACTATGAAACAAACCATCAAGGACCATCTTCTCTCTTTCCTCATCCTTAACCTTTGCTTTGGCTCGTGGTGGATAATCCTCCTGCTTTGCCTTAGTTCCTAAACCTTACCTGACCTTACAAAATGAATAATGATAATATCTTAAACAACGAGTCCTTACTTGAAACAACTTACAACTGCCAAACCAAGCTTAGGGGCACGCATGATGAAGAATACCTTTGTTATCTTACTTGTGCGGACGATGGTAAAGGTAATGACTTCACAACAGGCGAGCCTTTGTTAACATTTGAGGAATGGCTTGCAAACTAACCGACAACTTACCTGACCATGAAAATACAAGACCAAGTTTACAAATTAATACAAGAACGATTGAAACGCATTTGTTTTGATACATGGACCAAAGCTAAAAAGAACCGAAAGGGAAGACTTACTGGTCCATTAACTTATCCGTCTGAAGTGGACCATTTAATAGAGTTGTCTAGTAAAGTTTTAGACATGGACCAAGACCAAGCGGAAACGATTGCAACCGAAGTAACAACTGGGTCCATACAAGATCTTTACCTTAAATCGACATGTCAGTGACAATATACCTAACCGATCACAACGGGCGAAAGGTTGCGTTCTTTTATCGAATCGACAGCGAGCGATACCTTACCTGTCCACAGCTTATATGGGCGTGCCGTGATTTTCCTGAGTACCAAGGGCGTGCAGAAAGCAAAGAATGTTTCATGGAACAATGCAAATCTGTTATGAAAGAGCTTAACCGATCCTTACCTGTTCGTACTTGTGATGTCTGCGATAAAAGCTTGCAAGGAATGGAAAGAGAAGGCACAACTTGTAACGACCACAACTTTAACCGATAAATACTAAACCAATACTTAAAATGAATACTATTAATACACACTTAAAACCAATAGCTACAAACTGCGACACTTACAGCGGTCTGCAAAGATGCAATGAATTAGAAAAGATTATTAAACACGCTTACAAGGAATACCAGTCCGAAATGACAGCGATGGGTAATGATATTTACAGCGACAACAAGGAAAACATTATTAGATTAATCGAAAGACAGCAGGTGTATGGCGAATCAATAGCTGACCAATACATTGAGGACATGATGGATGAGCACATGAGACCAGACCAAGAATCTTAATGACCGATAACCTAACCGATTTCCTAGACATGAACGACCTTGATAACGACCACATCCGTGCTTTGATTGAGCATTACCTGTCCGTGCGTGATAAACTACCTGATAACTTAACTGTCCGTGACAGACTGGAGGAGCTACAAGCGGAGCTGATTAACCGATCTTCAACGATTGAGGGCGTTATTCGTCAGAACACGGGCAATCCGCTGTGACCTTAACCGAAGGAGAATATATTATGAGTATGCTTGGACTATTCTGCCTGTCCGTGATCGGATTGATCTTCCTAGCATGGATTTATAATGACCTTTAAGACTGGCTTATTTAACCGAACCTCGTGGGTGATACCTGACGAGATAAAATACAACAAAGAAACCAATACCGAAATGATTACAGAATTAGAACTAACCTATGAACAAATCTTAACCGACTTCAGAACTGCTTTACAACAAGGCATTGATGGCTTCATGAAAGCTGGTGAAGTATATGTTAAAGCTATTGAAAAAGACTACACTTATGGCGAGCGATTAAAAGAAGAGTTCTCCGATATGGTTCCCGCTAAAGCTTGGAATCAATTAGAAGCTCTTGGAAGAAAGTGGATACATCCTAAGCTTTTGCTTGGTGGTATGTCTGATCCTAAGAAAACTAACTTAGTAAAAAGATTACCTTACAGCACGCAATCCAAGGTATTTAATAATGATCGTTTTAAGCTGCTTGTGTCTGGAGGTGATTACATTGAGGTAAACTTTTTTGACGCTACATATGAGCAATGCAAGCAGTTATGTGGTGATGGTTTCATTAGGTCACTATCCGAGCAAAAGTCTTGGTTAGAACAACAAAAAGTATACCAAGAAATCAAACCGGAAGAATTACCTTATCACATTGTTGGGGGTAAGATTACATTTCGTAAGAATGTATCCTTGACTCGTGCTGAAATGAAACAATTGTTATCACAACTATGATGCTTCACAACGAAAAACCTTGGTCTCAAAGAGACGATAAAGACATTGCTAAATCTAGACTTGTTAATAGATGGAGGGATAAGGCATGGTGGAATGATTACGAAAGAGAGCGAAGACTGTTCGGTAGATGGTTATGCAAGGAAGCTGAAAAGGGCAACAGACAATGGAGTCCTATGAGGTATGTATCTCAGCAGGAAATTGAAGAGTGGAGAGAGTGGAAGTGCCAAAGAGATGGCGTGAGAAAACTTGAGTCCTACGATAAATATCCACACGCTATGACCATAGATCGTTCATACGCTTATAAATGGTCTATTATATGGGACGCAGGTTATTATCGCGTTGAACACCGCAGTAAACCTAGTGATCCGTGGAGGGAGTATAATACAGGAGGATTCCCCGAACATCACGCAAACGGAGTAGTGAAGGACTTTGAGAAGTATAGGTTTCCTGAATTTATAGATATGTTCTTGAATCATTTTGTTGATAAAGAGTTAGAGCTAATGGAAAGGGAATCTCAGGAAAGAGAGGAGAGAAGTGATCGACTTACACGAGAGCTGGAAGAAAAGCAAAGGATTAGAAATAGGGAGATTAATGCTTATGAAAGATACCGTAGAACTAGAGGTGTTACACCTGATGTAGAAACTACTGCATTTTTTCAAGCACTTGCAACCGGCAGTTTAATTAAATGAACGGATACAGCTACGACACTTGGTTATCTGACCCTTACGAACAGCATTATAATGAAGCCGAAAAAGAAAGACAGGAAAGAGAATATCATTTGGAACAAATTGAGGGACTTACTGAACAGGAGGTCGAAGATTACCTGTTCGCAGAAGACATCCAAGACCCACGCAAACACCAACGCTAACGATCTGTTTTGGGAGGCGGAGGCGGACATCATTCGACAAGAACTACGGGATGCAACAAGATAGCTTTTATGAGGACATCAGTTGTCGTCACGATATAGACTGGCGAAAGGTAGACCCGAAAGCGATACACGAGGGCTACCAACTCTTTTGGAACAACACCGAGGTGAAAAGATTCGAGCGTGACGAGGACGGGAAGTTAGTAGCTGTCCGTACAGACATCCAACGCATGAAACCGAAGACTACCTTTGATAACTTCGAGAACCTATGAGTAAAGACGATGGGAGCAAAGCGACCAGGGGTCCGACTTGGCGAATGAGGGAGTGGGGACGCACAGCGTACCGTAACCGACAAGCAAAGCTGAGAGCAGAGGGTGAGTCATCTCAGACGGAGTCGGCAAAGCGATTGCTACGGGTCATGGCTCCAAGGTTAGGGAAGCGGGTGGATGATTTCATGTACACATTTGGAGGCAACACACAGCACACCACACCGTTGTTCCTTACATTTGTCCTTGATATGTGTCCGTATCAGATAGCTTCGATAGCTCTGCAAACCGTCCTTGATAACCTCCAATTCAACTTACCTGTTGGTCGGATGGCGTACAAGATCGGCAAAGCATTTGAGAACCAAGCGAGGTGGGACAAAGCGATGACGGAGATGCACCCGCACAAGCGTGACTTACTCGCCCTTGACGACCGATCCAAAGCGATGAAGCTCAAGCAGTTTTACGACTACGAAGAGGAACGGTTCACGCTGTGGGATAGTAAGTGTAAGGCGGGACTGGGTGCGTGGTTACTTGAAGAGATACGGATTGAGACGGGCATCTGGAAGATCGACTTTGCACTTGGTCGCCAAAAGGGACACAAACCGGAGCGTATCTGCGTACCGAGCGGTGAGTATACGGACTGGGTCAAACGATTTGATGCGTGGAAGGAGACGACTCGTGTATTCAAGATGGCATTACCTGACCAACCGATTGATTGGTACGAGTTGATCGGTGGAGGGTACAGCTTGAAGCACATGCCACCGCAAGAGTTCTTTACTGGTAAACCGTTGTCTTGGTTCAAGGAACACAAGCGATCTTACGAGCACGCAATGTCCGCTGTTAATAAACTTCAACAAGTACCGTGGCAGATCAACGATGATATG